GTGTTGGCAAATCTAAATAACTGTTATTATTCAATTACTTCTAAGTTTTTCTCAATATTAAGTTGCCCCTTGCGAGGGATAACACCTTGAGAAAGGAAAGGCAGTTGAAGTGCTAATCAATTATTAATTAACACAAGGAACAAATTATGGCTAACGCCACAGTTTCACGCCTTGGTCTGGTTAACAACAGCGGTACTGGCTACGACGCCCTTTTTCTCAAGGTTTTTAGTGGAGAAGTTCTGACTTCTTTCTCTGAAAACAATGTGTTCAATGAGCGCATGCAAACTGTTAGGACTATTACTTCAGGTAAGTCAGCACAGTTTCCAGTCTTAGGTACAGCTACAGCTGCCTATCACTCAGTGGGTACTCCGCTGGTTGGTGCTAACCAAATCAAGGCAAACGAAAAGATTATCTCTATTGATGATCTCCTCATATCACAAGCGTTTATAACGGATCTTGAAGAGCTCAAGAATCATTATGACGTTAGAGCTACCTATGCTTCAGAGCTAGGAAAGGCTCTTGCTAGAAGGTATGACCAGAACGTTGCCAAGGTAATTGCTAATGCTTCAAGAGCTTCAGCAACTATCTCTGGTGGTAGTGGTGGTACTGTTCTAACTCTTGCTAACGGTAATACTGCATCTTCAGATGTTACTGGTGATGAGTTAGCAGCAGCTATCTATGATATCGCTCAAGCATTTGATGAGCGCGATATCCCTCCTACAGATAGATTCGTTGTATTGCCTCCATCCGAATACTATAAGTTACCTGAGTCAGCTACTCGTACTGTCGATACTGATTTTAACCCAGGTGGTAATGGTTCATTTGCGTCAGGTCGTGTTCAGCAGATTGCAGGTATGCCTGTGATCATGAGCAACAACATTTCACAGGAGAACAAACCTCCAGGTGGAGCTGATGCTAATGAATTAGGTGGATCTAATAACACCTATGCTGGTGATGACAGTAAGACTATTGGTTTAGTCTTCCATAAGTCAGCAGTTGGTACAGTGAAACTCATGGACATGACTACTGAAATCAGTGGAAGTGACTATGGAATTATGTATCAAGGTACGTTGATGGTTGCGAAATATGCTCTTGGGCATGGAATCCTAAGACCAGAAGCAGCAGCTACAATTAAGTTGTCTGCATCTTAAATGCATATGGAGAGTATCAATCTGGGATGGGTTGGTACTCTTCTTTTTTCTTTAGGTATTAAATATGTCAAGCAAAAAAAAGAAAAAGCCTCAAACAATTGCAGATCTTTATTTAAGATTTGAATATCCAAAAAAGAAATGGAAAGGATGGGAATATTACGAAGGAACAAAGAAACAAAGAGATCAAGAAGATAAACACAACAAATATCTAAAAGAAAAAGGAATTGATAAGCTTAAACTACATAGCAAGTGGAACACGAGGAACGCTTAATGGCTACAGCAACAACAGAACTAGAAGCAGTCAATACCATGCTTTCAAGCATAGGTGAATCTCCTATTAATACCTTGGTTGGTAGCTTGGGTGTTGATGCAAAGATGGCACAAACAATTTTGAAAGAGATTAATAAAGATGTTCAATCAGAAGGATGGCACTTCAACACAGAAATAGATTTAACCTTAACAAGAGATGCTTCTAAGCAGATTGCTTTAGCTAGTAATACGTTAAGAATTGACCCTAATATTCATGATCACGCTTCAGTTGATGCTGTTCAAATTGGTTTAAAACTATATGACCGTAAAAAACATACATATGAATTTGATGAAGATTTAATTTGTACTGTTGTTTACTTCAGAACTTTTGATGAAATACCGGAACCTGCTAGACGTTATGTAATGATCAAAGCTGCAAGAATCTTTATTGATCGCATGGTAGGTGACGATGGATTAAGAACTTTTACACAACAGGATGAAATAAGAGCAAGATCAATATTAATGGAAACAGATTATTCAAATGCAGATCATAATATTTTAAGAGGTGATCCAGCATCTACTACTGTCTTCAATACATACTCACCTGCTAGTGCTTTAATTCGTTAATTATGGGTCTTATTACTCAATCTATACCTACTCTTTTAAGAGGGGTATCACAAGCTTCTGATACACAAAAACAAGCAGACCATGCTTGGATGCAATCTAATTTTGTTAGTAGTCCTACAGAAGGATTAAAGAAAAGATCAGGAGCACAATATGTAGCGACGTTACAATCTTCAACGATGGGTAATGTACATATACAAACAATTAATAGAGATGAAACTGAAGGTTATATAGCTGTTTTTGGAGATCAAACCTTAGCTATCTTTGACTCTACAACTGGAGCAGCTATTGGTCATGAAGTCCCCGATGGTGCAAGTTATTTAGACACAGATATAGAAAGAGAAGAAATAAAAACTGTTAGTATTGCTGACTATACTTTTGTTCTTAATGTAAATAAAACAGTAGCAATGGCTGCTGATGTAAGTGCTGGTGCAAACAATGGAGCATTAGTTTTCTTCAATCAAGTTTCAGATAAAACTAGTTACACAATAACTGTAAATAGTACAGTAGCTACACACGATACAAGTAGTGATAATCCATTAAGTACAACAACCGTAGGAACAAAAATAAAAGATAAACTATTAGGTCAAAATGGTGAAAGTCCTAGTAGTGGAAGTGCTTTGTCAGGTTTTACTATTCAGCAAAATGGACCTGTTTTATGGATAAAAAAAGACGATAGTACTGACTTTACTATTGATTCAAATGACACTCAAGGTAACTCACAAATAACATTAGTTAAAAGCTCTATTCAAAACTTTACTGATCTTCCTGTTGTTGCTCCTAATAATTTTGTTGTTGAAGTTAAAGGAAGTGACAGTACAAAATTTGATAATCATTACGTCAAGTTTGTAACAAATAACGGTGGTACTTTTGAACAAGGTCAATGGGAAGAAACTTTAAAACCAGGAATACAATATAAATATGATTACTCAACAATGCCTCATGTTTTAATAAGAAAATCAGATGGTCTTTTTATTTTTGCACAAGCAGATGGAGGTAATTATACTCTTTATGATAAGACAGGTACTTATTCACAAGCAAATAATGTTGTAACAGTTACTTCTACTAATCATGGTTTATCAACAGGAAATCAAATAGCTCTATTCTTTAAAACTGGTAGTGGTATAAATACTACTACTGCCGTTACAGTTACTAATGCAAATACTTTTACTTACAATGTAACTGATGGGAATTTTGCTTCAAATGCCGATGTTATATTTGGAGTACCAAATACTCAAACTTTACCTAAATGGAGTGATAGAACTGTTGGTGATTTAGATACTGCACCTAATCCTTCTTTTGTAGGTCAGAAATTAAATAACATTTTCTTTTTTAGAAATAGAATAGGTTTTCTTGCTGATGATGATGTAATTCTTTCAAGAGTATCAGACTTCTTTAACTTTTTTCCTGAAACAGTAACTACAGTTTTAGATAGTGATCCTATTGATATAGCAGCTTCTCATACAGAAATTTCTATATTAAAACATGCAACGACAATGGGAGAAGAATTAATACTTTTCTCAGAAAAAGCACAGTTTATACTAAAAGCATCTGATGACACATTGACACCTAAGACAGCATATATAGTTGTAGCTACAGAATTTAATAGTAATACAAAAGCTAAACCTGTTAGTTCGGGTAATAGCGTTTATTTTCTAACACAAAAAGGAGAGTATTCAGGTGTAAGAGAATATATAAAACAACCAGGAGTTGAAGTAAAAGATGCAAGTGACATAACAATACATGTACCTAAATATATACCTGGTAGTGTTTTTAAAATGACTACATCTAGCAGTGAAAATCTTCTTGCATTATTACCTAATAGACAAGGTGCATTCAGTGGAACGAATTTTAATAATACTTCAACACAAGACGAAAGTAGTGTTTTTATAAATCGTTGGCTATATGGTGAAAACTTTAATAAGGTTTTAAATTCTTGGTTTGAGCTAAATCTCTATTTGGATTACAAAATTCTTAATATAGATTTTATTGGGTCTGATTTATTTCTTGTTGTAGAAAGTGCTACTGAAACAGTTTTATTAAAATTACCATTTGAATCTAGATATGTAGAACCTCATGCACCAGGAGGAGAAAGTAATGGTTGTGAATTTCATTTAGATTTTAAAGTAACAGAAGCAACTACAGGTGTTTCTATTACTTACGACAGTAATACTAAACTTAGTACTTTTACTTTTCCTTATAAGTTATATGGAACACCTACAATTGTTGGAAGATTTTTAGATGATGGATTAAATGGTGGTACAGCAGAAACAAGTACTTATGTAGATAGTAAAGGTAATACAAAGACACTACAAACAGGTCAAACAATTCAAACTTCTACTATTGCTTATGACGCCGAAGGAACTACTTCAGTAGTAACAGCAACAGGTGACTATAGAAATTCAAAAGTAATTATGGGTTATACATTTGGTTCTCTATATGTCTTCCCTCCACAAAAACTAATAGATGAAAAAACAAATGCTCCTATTTTAGGAGGTAGATTTCAACTGCTTAATTTTTATTTAAAATATGAAAGAACTGCAAGCTTTGAAACATTTGTCAAACCTTCTATGGGTGAGTGGGCTAATTATAAATTCACTCCAAACCTTTTAGGCGTAAGGTATTCAACAGGTTCTACAGGTTCTGGCTCTCAACCTTTAAATAGACTAAGAACACAAAAAGGAGTTTTTAAATTTCCTGTTATGTCTAAAGCAGATATGAATTATATTGATATTTGGAGCCTTTCTTTTTTACCAGCACAGTTTCTTAGTGCAGAATATGAAGCAATGTACCATTCAAGATCTAGAAGAATTTAATGGCATATCTAAGAAAATCTAATTTATCTGACCTTACTTATGTCTGTAACCATTTAAGAATTTTAGATAAAAT